GTCGACCCCGGCCGCTGTCGATAAAGCCACCCTTCGGTGGCGTGGCACGCTGGGTCTTCGCCTCAGCAACAGGAGCAGCACTTGAAGCGGCTGCTTTACGCTTTGACATAGTCTTCTTCATGATTGTATGGGATCCAGGCTCATGAAAGCCTCGACTATACATCCTGAACTAGACAAATCTCCACCCAATGTCTTCCACCATACGACGTCTGCACACGAGTGCAGGTCGGTATGGATGACTTCTGATGTCACGCGGTTGGCCGCGAGAAGAGAGGAATTGGAAACTCATCCGAGCCCGTGTAGTCTGTCGGCATTTACGCTGGCGGCATATCTATTGATCACCGATAGTTCGTGGCCTAATGAAAGGCTCCCTAGTCGGGTGGGAATCAGATATACAGTTGCGATTTAGCACGGAAGTATTGAGGACGAGTGAGATATTATGGATAGTGGATGGATTTAAGGTCCACCCCATACGCGATGCTCAACAAGGGATTCCTCCCCCGTTCAACAGACAGGTATTCCTTCCGGGAAACCGTCAACGCAGCACCGTATATCCAAACAAACACACAGATCCACCGTTTTGGGCAGTGAGGTTCAGAACCCCATGGATCCTTTCGATCACAAGTCACCCTACGCGAGAACTTCACTGAAAGATGTATCAGTGATGATCTTCTCACATAGACGATATGGCCACGTCAGTATCTCTTTCGTGCTCATCCGCCTCCACGATCGGGCTCGGAATGACTTCATAGTGGAACGCTTGGGTAAGCGTGCTACGAGATCAGGCCGTTCAGGATCGGAGGGCTGCGAGAGAGCAGGGAGAACATACTTAGGTGGGGTGTAAGGGACTACGTCGTTTTCAAGAGGTCCAATTGAAGGACCTAGTACCAAGCGCGGTACGTGGTGAAGGTGGATTTCACTCAACTTGGCTGTCTGACTGACAAGTCCAAGGAGGAGTCGAGGTTCCTTCCCACGCTCGATGGAGCCATTCACTTGGCTCTCGAGGAAAGAAGCAAATCGTCTCTGGAAGGCAGTGATGCCTAGTCCAACCGATGCGGGTACGCAGAAACCAAGCCCACCCCGTTGAAAGGGCAGACCTAGATTGAACGTAGTGCTCGTGTTCAGCCTAGTAAGCTGATGGATGTCCCCTAGATTGTAGTGTAGGAAACGCCGATGGGCCCGAGCAGGGTTGCTCGCGCCAGAGATGACCTCGTTGTACTTGGCCCACACAGGAGCCAAACGAGCGCCCTCCCTGCCAGTTATCTTCGACTGACCCGTGAGTAAGCCGGCATTCAGAAATCTAAGCGCTGTAAAGCGTTCGGGTGCTGAATACCTGTAAACCTGCGAGTTAATCGTCAATATGGTAGGATGGACGTAGTTCTTACCTAGTGAAAGACTGAAACCAACATCATGGATATTACGAAGCCAAACTTCGTAGAAAGCCGGAGTGCTCCGGAAGAGAATATCATCACCATTCACGAGAACAGGAAGATCCTGTAGACGAAAAGTGCGATGGGTAAACTCCTCAAGAGCAGCCCAGTAGGCTACGAGATTCACAGCACAGAGAATTGGGAAAGATAGGGTTGAACCCATCAGTTGACCGGTTCTCTGCAGGAAAGGCTTGAGTGCATCACAATTCTTAGCGTGGAATGCAGGATAGTGGATCGTCTGCTCATAAAGAACAGAACGAAGCGCTGACTTGTAGTCCTCGTTATCATAGTGAAGATGCTCGAGAGATTCCTCGAATGCCATGTAGGTATACGCAATGTCCAGGGAATCAGTGGCGGCAGAGTAGTCCCCACTGACCCAGTCAGTAAATTCAAGTCCAAGAGATTTCTCCCGGTGGAGGAGATCGATGAAGTCCGTCATACTACCTGGGCGTCCTGTCAGAGCGAATTGTGGATACTTCTGCAAGTATGACCACAACTCTTTCTGGTAAGATCTCGAGAGCCAATAGCGGAGGGAATTTCCTTTCGTTATCAGCCGAACCTTAAGTGGTTCGAGTACAGCGGATACCATCACGTCTGTGGGCTCGTCCATACAGTCACTGAGTACTGTGGCGAAGTCGGGCATAGGCATGCCGCGAACTTCCTCCACAACACCAGGGGCCGTCTCAATCATGGCGAGAAGGTCATCGGAGCCAAGCTGGCCTCCATACCTTTCCCGTATGACTGAACGAGCACCACCTTCGGATCTCTTAGATTCGAAACTGGCCGAAGTGGAAGCCTCGATCAAGCGTGGTTCGCTGGGTGCGAACTGTTTGTAGAAACGCTTGAAGTAGGGCTTGAACTTAGCCTCAGTCACTGACGTCGCCCGAGAGGGTGACGCCAACGCTACCGAGTGCTTCAGCATCGCCTCGCGAACAAAGTCCTGCGAAACGGGGGCTGCACCGCGCTTAATACCCTGAAGGTAGCCGGCCCAAAGCCGCGCATTCGCATCATTAAAGGAGACCAAACGGTTCTTCAAGATCCGCTTAGCCGCCCCCATGAATACGAACGGATGCCCGGAGAAACCCTCTGGTCTCTTCGGCAAATCATTCTTCAGATAGCGTGCCATTGGCCACGCACACATGTACTTCGCATACGCCACAAAGCGCATACGAGGCCATGCCTTCAACTGGATGAAAAGCGAAAGCTGATCCTCCAGGCGGAGTCTTCCAAACTTTGGTAGAGCGTCCATTAAGACCTCGTACGTGGCTCGCGCCAAATACAGGGCCTCAAAGGCACTCTCACCAGGAATTCTCCAACCATTGGAAGTCTTGATCGCTCCGAGCAGTCTCTCACACTTACGCATCACTGCGTGAGTAGAGGGCCGCCCGGTTGCAACGACCAGGACATCCTTCCCGGGGCCACCCCCGGCTAGGGCACCAATGATCTCATCGATAAC